GAATGATCGTCTCGATGATATCGATGGTATCAGCCGGAAGCGTGTAGGTCTTTTGGTTAGGCGTCAGAACAAGGCTATTCTCTTGAACGGTCCAGAGATTCAACCCTCTATTAGACCATTCGGCAGACATGATGTTCAGAGAACGACGGGCAGTGCGGTAGTCATAGCCAGTGCGGGCTTCAAGGCCAGCACGTTCGTATGATTCCTCAATCGCGTCCGCGATGTCTAGATTCCAAACCGCAGTGCCGGAAGTTGTCATTTACGGGCGTCCAAACTTTGAAAGGGTTTTGGCGAGACGTGCCCGCTTGCCCATGATACCCGGCTTATTAGCTGCTGTCGCCAGAGTTTTAGCGGGAATCTTTTCGCCAGCCTTAACGCCAAGGCTCTTCTTGAGGGCACCTTTGTTTTCCGGCTTAATCGCGTCTTTGATCCAGTTCTTAGCCATTCACTTCTTCCTACCGCTAGGAGTTACAGGCCAGCTTTTTCTAGCAGGACCAGTCTTTTGGTCGGCCATGGATTTCTTTTGGCTAGAAGACATCTTCTTCGCAGCAGCGGCTGGACGGCAAGCAGGATATCCGCGCGTTGATTTCTCAGAACCGCTTCGCCCACAAGCATCGCCGGTCTTGATATCAACCCACTTCTCACCAAACCATTTGCCCAAGCCACCCTTCATTTCTTAGACACCCTGTTATCTGGGCCTTTCCAGCTACCGCCCTTCTTCTTGTATTCCTTTGACGCCCAAGCGTTAGCATAGGCAGAGGGATATACATCGAATTTAGACTTGGCCGCGCTCTTAACGGAGGACCAAAGCTCTGGGTTCTTCGGCTTGACCTTACCGCCCGCGCTCATGCGGTCTGCTTCAGACAAGCCAATGGCGATTGCCTGCTTGCGGCTTTTAACCTTGTCGCCGCTAGAAGATTTGAGGGAGCCTTGCTTAAACTCCTTCATGACCTTCTCAATCTTCTCTGGCTTCTTCATACCATACGGCCTTTGGTCTTGCCCCTAGCGGCGCAACCATCGCCACGACCAGACTTTACAGCGCCGCCCATGGCCATCTTCTTCATCTTGATAACCCCGCCCTTGGCGTTGCCGGGGCTGCCCATATCGGAAGGCTGTGAAGAAGCGCCGTTGTCGGCAGGAGCGGCAGAGGCGGCAGCAGATGCGGCGGCTGCATTCTCTGCAATCTTCTGAGTGTCGGGCTGGAAGTAGAGATGCTCTCCACTCATGCCGGGAGTGTAGCCAGCGCCCGGCATAACAAGCTTTGTTGGGTCTTTGGGCTTAACATCGCCGCCCTCAGCGTACCGTTTGGCCTTGCGGGCTTTCATCATAGCCATCAGACCATACGTCCCTTAGTCTTGCCCTTCATGGCGCAGCCATCGCCACGAACCTTGCCGCCTTCTTTCAGCCGCCTGGGGACTATCCGCCGCCGCTCATTAAGATCATCCATGTACGTGCCCATGCGGTTCTCTTCGCTCATCTCCAACCCCCTAGCAAGATCGGCAGGATCATTGTTCATGCTAGGACCGCCTTGGATGCGGCCTTCATAACGAGGAACAATATCTTGCTCGCGCATGGGCGGGCCGCTGGGAGAATAGCCGCGAAGGGCTGGGTTTCTACGATCTGCCATTACACCATGCGTCCTTTTGTTCTGCCTTTAGTGACGCAGCCATCGCTGCGGCTAGAAGCTGAGGATTTTACCACTCCACCTTTGGCCATTTTCTTGACTGGGCCACCCTTCTTCATACCCTCAAGGCGAGCTTCGCGTGCAAGCTGCCTGCGGCGATTCATGATATTATTCATTGCCTCCCCCTGGGAGCCGGGAGACTGATCCATGGTGGAAACAAAACGACCGCCATGCTTGTTCGTTTCTAAGTAAAGATTATTTAGCCTGTCCGCTTCAGGTTGACTTGAACTAGCGCGAGGAGATGTGCGGGCATTAGAGCTGCGTGCAGCACGAAGCGCGGCAAGCCTTCTGCGTTCATCGGCGAGCTGTTCTGCGGAGGGCGTTTTGGCAATGCGCCGAGTAGGAATTGTTTTTGGAGGACTGGGTGGGGCGGGGGGAGTGGCGGCAGGACCAGGGACGGAGCCTGAGGTATCAGGCGCGGGAGGTGCGGCGGGGATAGAGTTTGGTCCAGAGGGCGCGGGGGGAGCGGAGGGAATGGCTAGTGTTGACGCGCCGCCCGGCGCTTCTACGCCGCCCCCTCCCATGCTCTCCATTCTTAAATCTTCTAATCTCCGAGCCTGAAGCGCCGCAAGTGCGCGCGGACTCATCTCTCTGCGGGGAGGAGTTTGAGGCAAAGCAGCAAGAGCTTCATTTCTGCGACGGTCATCCGCCCGAAGCAAGCGCTCCGAATCCCTCAGCATTGAGAGTTCATTATCTTCTTCGGGCATTAGATAAACTTACCCTTGGTCTTGCCCTTGGTTTCAACGCCGCCACCAGCGGCCATCTTGGTCATGCCGCCCTTCTTCAGCCCCTTCATGGACTGCTGGGCATCATGCTTCTTATCAACCGGAGACTTCTCATAAGCCTTCATGGACATGCCATATTTAGAGGCAAGCTTCTTGTCTTGCTTCATGTCCATCTTGGAGCCTTCAAATTCCTTCTCAGGAACCTTACCGCCCTTAGCCATGCCGCCTGGGCGTATAGCACGCGCACCAAAGCGCGGCATACCGGCTTCAGCAGAAGGGGCTGCGGGAGGCATCTTCATGCCACGGGGCTTCTTCATATCCATTATTTATCTCCAATCATATCAAGAGCTTTAGCTTCGCATTCATCAGTACGGCGCAGCCAACCCCTGCCAAAACGATCAAATGTTTCAAGCGTCTTGTAGAAATTGCGCCTCTCGGTAGAGAAACGGATAACAAGATCACGCGGCATAATGCCTTTGGTCAAGGCAATAGTTTTGGGGCCAATAGCGCCATCAGCATTTGCCCCAATGCAACGCTGAAGCATTCTGGACGAACGCCCAACCCCGCCATTAACGGCCATATCAAACACTACCATATCGACGCCAACATCAAGATCATCGCACTTCGCATTATCCCAGTAGCGCGTCTTATACAAGTCATTCAGTTGTTCATCTGAAATATTGCGAAGCTCATCCTTAGTGACGGAGCGCATCATGTACGCCTTGTACGTCGAGAGAGTAACGCCCTTCATGGTAGCGCCGCCAGGATCGTGCGGGTCATCAGACCAACCGCCCTCATGCTTCAGCACAAATTCCAAGCAGGCTTTGAAGTTGTCTTTCACCGCTGGATCATCCTACCAATTGCATAGTCTTTCTTGGCATCGCCAGCAGAAGAGCCGAAGTAGTAAGTGACAACGCCGCCCCAGGCAGTGCCAAGCGCACCCAGCATAACGAGCATGGCTTCAGAACCACCGCTAGTAGGAAGGCCGTACCGTAGCATGTAGAAGAGAACACCGAAGTACCCAACGGTGATGCCGCCAGCGAGAAGCTTTGGCGTCCAGTCTTTGGTTTGGATTTCCCGGTTACGGGCAGAATTACGATCCTCGTTGCTGATGCGATTCAGATCGATATCAAGTTCGCGCATGCGAATGCTGAAGTCTTGCTCAGCTTTCTTGAGGGCAAGAAGCTGGTCTGGAGTGGCGTTAGGCATCGCTGCCATTAGCTCGTCCTGCGTGGCGTCAGGCTTGCCTAGGAGGGCTTCTGAGATTGCCCTGGTAGCGATACCAGCCAAAGGCCCACCGACCGCTGTAGCCAGCGTAGGAGCGACTGTGCGAACAAGATTAAGAAGCTGCTCCATTAGTCTTCATCCTTCCCATCGTCGGGCCGCTTTGAGGCAACCAATGGAATCTTGAATATCTTACGGAACGTGTCGGTTTCGTAGATGCGGATTACCGTCCACACGATGGTGAAGATGGCCGCAACATTTGGAAGCACGCCAGCCACCGTCCCGACCACCGTTCCAAACGATAAAGCATCAACTATGCTTTTAGTTGATTCTGAGTTCTCTATCATGTCAGCATTTCCATGCGCGCAAGGATTTGTTAATCCTGCTGTTTGGATCATTGGCTGTCTTCGCTGATGTCAACTTCTTTTTTAAACCAGACATCCTGGCACAGAAGCTGTCTTTGCGAGAACCGCCTTCAGGCTGAGGCGCTTTTAACCCAGGTTTCCCTGGGTTGTCGCGGTTATAAGACGCCCGGCCCTTTGCGTTCAGCCCGCCCTTTTCGGACTTGCCTTCCTTACGCTGCCATGCCGGGGTCTTAGCCATAGAACACCGTCAC